TTACTGTTATTATCACAGCTAATTTTAGTGTATGTTGTGTCGTAATCTACGACAATTTCTTCAGTATCCAAATCTTTTATTGACCAATATGAAGAAGTAGGTAAACATTTTTGATTAGCAAAACTTAAAGTTGTTCTAAATGTTGTTGATGGATATAAATCTCTAACAGCAACTCTAAAACGTTGGATTGAATCTTGTTGATAATTTTCTTTATTGTTATTTAAAGTAGGTACTATATAGCTAGACGTAGCTACCGCTAATGAACTTGAAAAAGCAAAATCATTCCATCTTATTTCTAAACATGGGGGGTAGATGGTATGAGTTGTAGCTGAAAAATATTTTGTTTCAAATTTAGAAGATGTAGTAAATTCTATAGATGAAGAATGTTTTAATATAAATCCGTAGTTAGTTATTGAACCACTATACCAAGCTTTTACAGTGTTAGTTACTTTAGTTTCAATATCTTTTGTAGATATAAATGAAAATGATTGGGTTGATTGATAAGCGGAACTTGTCCACCATGTACCACCACCAACATTAGTGCTATATGATCCTGTAACACCAGATATAAAGCTACCTTGTGTCCAGTAGTTGCTGCCTGATTGGTTTGTAAATTCCCAGCTTACGCCATCTGTTGTAGCTGGAGAATTACCTAGTCTACCTGTACCTTGATTCCAATCAGCTGATAGCGGATGGATAAATAAAGTATAGTTTAATGGTATTTCAGAGGCGTTAGTTAATGATGCTTTTAGATAGACATCAAAAGCACTGCTTGAAACTCTATTGGCGATTATATCGCTGATTTGAGCAGAAGGGAATTTAATTAATGCACGTGATACCTCACTGGTACCATCGATAGATTCAAAAGTACTAATTTCTATTATTTCATCTAATCCTGTGTTTAAATAAGGATAGAATGAATATAGCGTTGCAGTCTTTTCGGGGAATATTTTATAAACGGCCATAGTTAGTAATTACTACATATAAATATAACAAGTACCAAACTATTTTATGCAAGCAATGCGTGATATTCTTTAAAATGCTTAATACGATCAGGTAAACCTATTGTACCACCGTTAACACGTTTAGTGATTTGTGTAACAACTGCGTCAGTTGCGCCACCATCCGCTAATTTATGTAAACCGTTTTTGCTAAAGAACCACGCAGCTGACAATAGAGCATATTTACTTGCTACTACTGTTGGGTCTACTGTTAAGTCTTCATTAATTGATTTACCAAATGCTGTATAGTTATCTTTACCAGTTAATTGGATATATCCACGACCACAGAATTTAGCACCGTCGCCTGATGCTTCAGCACCATTACCCATTCTGTTTGCATAAACTAAGTTAGCAATCTTTTCTGGTTTACGTTCATATAAGGCAGCTTTAGCGGTATCAGGAGTCTTATCAGCTTTTGTAAAATATTTTTTAAATATACCCATTAAGCCTTTAGCACTATAATTTAAGTTTTCTTTCGTTAAACGAAATCCACCGGATTCATGACCACATTGAGCTAAAAAATGAGCTAAACGTAGTGGAGTATTAATTTGGAATTTTTCCATTACTCCTGGAATTTGGGCAATTACTGTGTCTGGGATGTGTCCTTTTAATTTTTCTAAATTCATATTTTTAATTTTTAACTTACTACTACTCTACCTTGTATATCAGTGTTAGGGAATCTAACTTCAAATATAGCTGGGTCTAATGAAGGATAGATATTATTGTTTTTAGTTGCACCTGCAATATCATATCCATATTGAGAATAATCTCCACCTTGTTTATTTATAATTTCTAATTTAACTACGGATTGTACACCTTTAATCTGTAAAAGTCTATTTTGAGTATCTGATAAAGAAAGTGGTTGATTTATTTGCCAATTATCTATATTAAAGTAATCTTTTAAAGAAGAAATACAAGCCGTTAATATATCTTTATTTGAATAACCACTTAAAACAGTTATATCAAAATTAATTCCTATATTAATGTAATATGCATCTCTAATATTAATAGCATCAGTAACCATTCTATATTGATTAAGATAAGTTACTAAATTATTTTTTAATGTTGTTGAAGCAGATGTTAATTGTTTATTGTTGTTATAAGACAAAATATATAAATCTAATGCTAATGGATTAGATGGTGTAATATATGATACAGTTTCTTGTGGATTATAACTAAAATCTTGTGAAATATATGCCTTAGATACAGCACCACAGTCAGCAGGCATTGATAATGCTCTTACAATGTAATCATCTTTAGTTACAGCTCTTAATTGGGTTGTATAAGCATATAATGTATTTTGTCTAATTTCTTCAACAGTATCTCCATCTCTACCACCAACTGCTGGTAATGGATTTGTTGAAGCAATACTTGATTTTACATAGTTAGCTGTAGTTCCTGTTACACCACTTGGGAAAGTTGCTCCTGATGTATCTATAGTAATTAAATCTTCAGCCGGTACATTTGATGCAATACCACCACCTACTAAATATTTTACTGTTAATAAACCTGAAGGAATTAATCCATATTCTTGAGTATAAAATACTGAAGCTTCATTATAATTATTGTTTATTAAAGAAATACCAGGTACGGCGCCATATATTATATTATTAGCTGTAGGTATAATTTCACTATCTTTATTTGTAGTTAATCCTGCCCCAAATTCTAATTGTAACGTATTATCAGATAAAATTCTAGAAACAAAACGTTTAGGTACTCTTTGTAATTGTAATAGATACGGAACTTGATCTGTACTATAAGTTGGATTAGCTATTTTTTTAAATATAGAAGATTGAGCTAAATAAGGTACTTCATACCATATATCATTCGCACCTCCACTACCAGTAACATTTAATATTTGTAATATATTAGTATCAGTAATAGTTGCAGTAGCAAATTTCTGATTTGAACCTACATTAATAGTTGTTTCTTTTATTTCAGTTGCAATAGCAGGAACTGATTTTTTCATTAAATAATATTCACTACTAGCATATGTAATTTCAGCACTACCTGTATTTGTAAAATCTACTTGCTCTGTAGTTATAAATTTAGTTCCAGTAGAAGTAGAAGTAATAGTAGTATTCGCTGGTATTATTAAACCATATTGAGTATAGTTTGGAGATGGGTTTGGTGTACCAGATGCAGTAGGAACTAATTGGTATATATCAACTGTAGTACTTGCGGCATATGATGCTTTAGGACGATATCCCATTACATATGCTTGTGCATATAAATTTTCTTTTTCCTTAGCGTATAGTAAAAAGTTTTCTTGAGTTTGAGTATCTAAATAAAACGACATTGCATCTCCCACATATGATGCCATCTCGATAAACATATTGCCAGGTGTGGCTTCTGAAAAGTCATTGTAGGTGTTTGGGAAATAAGTTTTTGCATATTGTTGTAATGATGCTTTAAACTCTCCAAAATCTTTATTTAAATACGATATGTTTTTATCTTCTGCCATTATATTAGTTAAATTGTACTGTTACTTGATCAGCATTGTTTGATATATTTAATATATAACTTATAGTTACATCTACTAAATTACTATCTTTATTAGAAACTACATCAACACTTGATACTGTTATTTCAGGTATGTAGAGTGATATACTATTATTAATACTAATTTTTAAGTCACTAATATTATTTTCATTTATACCTTCAAATAAAAATCTTTTTAATTCACATCCAAAATTTGGATTCATTACTCGTTCACCTACATCAGTTAATAATAAATTAATTAAATTCGATTTAATTTGATCTTTAGTGGTATAGGTACTATTAAATACACCCGGACCATTAAAAGGTAGCGACACCCCAATAGCAATATTCTTCTGTAAATCTAACGGATTTACACGTATTGTTTGAGGTATTGGCATATTAATCTAATTGTCTTAATCCTTGTCTATCCATTGGTGACATATTATTAGCAGCATCAGCAATGAACGCAGCAAATGGATTTAATTTTTCACCTGTAGTTTCATCAACAGCATCAATCACTTTTAATGTTGGTGCTGCAGGTTGGAAACCAAAGGCTTCACCCATTTTACTACGTAACGATGCTCTAACATC